CCTATCCCCTGTGTGCCTTGGCAGTCTCAGCCTCTCTATGGGCAGTCGGTGATTGGTTTGACGGGCGCCTAAGATCAAAAGCAGATCAAGAGCGACTCGCTTCGCTGTAAGCGAGCGCCGGTTTTGGCACCGCCTAGCGGGACAATTGGCACAAGTGACAATGCAGGCGGCTTAATTAAATAGCGCTTTGTTTGGCACCCTCTGCGGCCGCCCTCCGGCGCAAGCAGTCACCGGGGGCTTTCAGCGTATTGGGGCCACCCCTCGCCAAGCATCATCTCGGTAAACTCTCCAGCATTCAGCGCGTTGAGTAGCTCATGTTCACGCCCAAAGCACGCCTGGACATGCTCATTTACAGCGTCTGCCACAGCAAGCAGTTGAGAGCCGGAGATTTCCACGAACCCATCGGGCGTCTTCCATTTCAAGACATGCTCGGGATTGCGCATCCCCTGCAAGGCGGCAGAAGCAATTAAAGCCTTGCTGCGGTCGTCCGTGGCGATAGACATGCCCTGGACAACGATCCCACCGATTTCGCGTTCATAGCGAGTATTTGCGATGGTAAGTGTCAACTGTTGGGCAATTTCTTCTGGTGTGGGCGGCGCATGATTGACCTTCGAAATAGTCCCGTCCTTGCCTAGGGTCCAAACACCATCAGTTTCCTGGATCAAACGCACCCATAGTTCCTCATCAACGCTCACGGCACCCTTTGGGAGGGTATGCAAGCCCTTGATCAGACGTAGGTCCAGTGTCCCGTCGGGTTTAAACGTCGCATATTTACTAGCCATCAAAACGCCCCTCCAATCGCAAACCATGACCCCGTCCTAGGCGCGTTATCCGCAGATCCCTTGCCAACAATCATTGCGGTGCTCGTAATCCCCTGAGTGCCGATCTGGTCGCTTGCTGCACCATCAACACCCGTCCATGCATGTAGTGTCGTCCCGAACGGAATCGGGAAGTTAACGGCAACTTGAGCCCCTGCATTTGCAGTCAAAGAATACCGACCCCACTGGAACATAAAGCTCCCCATCCACGTCGGAAAAACGATGTAGCCCGTTGCGCCCAAACTGACGAAGAACCCCAGCCGAAGGTTCCTAGGAGTAACGGCCGAGGAGCTATCTGAGCCCTGCTGTGTGGCCGCAAGCGTCGCCAGCTTGATAATGCCAGGCGCGACCTCTTGCGCCGTGTCCTTGTCTGTAATGAGACTGCCTAGATCCGTGCTGTCGACGGTTGCCTTTAACCTGCTATTAGTGCCAAACCCAAGGAATATTTTGTTCTGATCAGTACCGGTCTGCCCGATCCCACCGCCTTGCTGCACAGGCACAAAGCCCAACGCCGCCTGAAAACCTTTCAGAACCTTGGTAACGTACTGTGCAACCCGCAACGACGTGGCGGGCTTTGAGTTATCCGTGCCAGCCTCGGCTTCCTGCTGGGTGGGAAGAACAATTCCATAGCCTGCCAAGGTTGTCGCGCTGTCCGCTTTGCTACGTAAAACGGCATTTAGATCCTGAGCAAAATTGGCGTTATTGCCGACTGCGAAGGCGAGCTTTTGCAAGGTATCAAGGTCGCTAGGCGGCTTTGCCACTATTTGATCAACCAATGCCTGTAAATTGGATGTGAACGCCACGTACCCAAGGTCCAAGCTGTCCACCGTCACCTTTAGACGACCCTCGGGCGACCAACCGAGAGAGATTTTGTTCGCAGTGCCTGACGTTTGGCCTATGCCGCCGCCTTGCTGGACGGGCACAAAGCCCAACGCCACCTGAAAGCCTTTCAGTACCTTGGCAACATACTGCGCAACCCGTAACGACGTGGACGGCTTTGTATTATCCGTGCCTGCCTCTGCTTCTTCCTTTGAAGGAATAGCAATCCCGTAGCCTGCAAGCGAATCCGCCTTATCGGCCTTTCCGGCTACAGAGGCAGCGGCAATTGCTCGCACGGCGGTCAAAACCTGCGAGTCATCGGCCGAGTCGAGTGGTGCCCCCATTCCTCTTGCCAAATTCACGAGCTCACGCTGGACGGCATTAAGCCAAGCAGCCTTAAGCAACGTCGCATCGACGCCCGCCCCTGGATTGCCCTCGGTGAACTCACCAGCGGCGTTTGCCGTGCTGGTGCTGTCGCTGATCTTCTGCATTAGTTGTCTCCGTAACCGAACAGCAAAATAGATTCTGCGGGCTTCATTTGCCCAGCCGACACTCAAGGGCTCGATTGCCCCAGGCGGATAAAGGATCGCCAGCGCCAGTAGCACCTGCCCTGGCATGGCTGACGGTTACGTTCGGTGCGTTAACCCGCCAGGTGAAATTCCAGTCGCCCCCATTTATGGGGTCGCCAGCCCGCGCAATTCCTGCACGTGCTGGTCGGAATGTGGTGATGGTGATGTCGTAGCCCATGGACTTTGCCAGGGCTATAAAGAAGGGTTTGCTTTGACCTGCACGACCTTGCAATTTGCTGACAACAGCCTGTACGCGCTGGCCGACAGTTTGAGCCTGGCCAACCAGACAGGGATCAGGCAGCGCGAGTACGCGCTCCCAGTCAGTCAGGCCCTCGCCGGAGTCTGGGAATATGGCGTTGTAGACCATGCTTGCCTGGGTGTCTGCCAAGTCCATCGCATTGGCTTCGGCTTCGATGGTGGCTGACAGATAAGGTGCCGAGCCATCATAGGAAACAGGCGGTAGGAGTAGCCGGAGCTGATCAGCGAGTGTGGTCATTCCATCAGCCCCAAAGTGATGGTCCCTGGCCGAATCCAACCAATGATTTTTGGATCATAAGATGCCTGGACGTTACCGGTCGGTGTAGTAACAGACCTATCCAGAACGCCCGCCAAGTTGTTGATCATTGCCTCAATTTGGGATCTCTTGAGGGACTCACCCGGTTTTAAAGCACCCAAGAGGACGTTGTAAGCCTTCTGCGCGGCAGCCTGCACGTCGGCCATGGTGAAGTCGGGGGCCAGTTCAATTCTGGCGGTGGAATCGACGGTGCGAATCGTCGGTGCGTAGACCCATACATCGACGATGACAGAACACAGGCTTTGGATATGTGCCAGGCAGGCCGCAATTACCTCGGCGGAAGGCGTACCGGTGCTGGCGGTGATGACGACATCGACAGTTCCGCCACCACGGCGCTTAGGGATAACCTTGGCATCGGCAACACCCTCGACCTCCAGCGCCCAACGGCGGTAGTCATAATCGGCACCACCGGCCGGGGGTGACCGGAGAATGTCGAGGTAGCGCGCCAAGAGGGATTCGATTTTTCCTCATCTTCGCCGCCCGTGGTCTTGCCCACGAATGTTGCTGCCGAGTCCATCCCCAGGGGCGGACTGGTGAGGACCAGAGCGCCGGTCAGGCCGTTGAGAGCTACACCGACGGTCTGAGCTTCGACCAGGACCACGGCGGTGCTGTCGGTGCCAATCTTCGCGCCAGTTTTAGCTGTGAACAGTTCGCCCGTGACAACGTGCCTCAAGGTGGCGCCGATCAGCAGTTCGACACCGGGCGTACCCTTTAAAGCTACGGAACCAGTTGCCGCAACGGGGTCTTTACGGAAGACACCACGAAGCCCGGCCGAGTGAATCAGTTCCTCTTCATCTGCGGTGTCCGGGAATATCTGCCGATAGAGCCAGGCCAGCTTTTGATACAGGCCCTCGATTGCCGACGCCACAGCGGCTGATCGTACATAGTTATCGCTGTCCGGGCCGATATCGGCCTCGGCTTGAAGGTTGCGAATATCGCGCAGGATGTCCCGCAAAATGGCGTCCAGGGATCGACCGGTGTAGGCCATGTCAAATCACTCTTACAGGGTGGCGAAATACCTGCGGATTGCCGGTAGCGTCGATAATTTCGATGTGAAGATAGAGCCAGCCGTTGTGGGGCTGCTCGGCGCTGACAGTTATGGTTTCGGCGCGACCGTCTTCAAGTAATGGCTTGAGAGCATCAGCGGCGTACTGCTTGGCGTTTTTGCTAACCCGTGCGACGTCTTTGGAGCGTTTTAGCTCATGCAGGCGGGAGCCCACGGTGGTGTCTTTCCACCAGGTGCCGAGGGGTGTCATGAGGCGGATGTAAACGGCGTTGCCCAGCGTATTGATACGCTGGCCCGTCAAGTCGCCAGTGGTTGGGTTTATGCCTGCGTCCATAGGTTGGCATACTGACGCGCAGGCTCGCCCGGCTGAGTATCAGCGGGGTTTAAGAATATTTACATCCGAGCAAACTAGGCCTATTGAGGCGGATCTGGCGGCGGTCCATCTGGGTGGCCGTGCGCGTTATACAGATCGCGATCTTGCTGCATGCTTCGGGTATGGTCGGTGATCTCGCCATCAGCCTTTGCATCCCCGCTCATTTCGACCAGGGGCGTTTCAAAACGAACCTTGGTCTTGGCCTTCACCACCAAAGTGTCGGTTTCAATCTCAATCAACCGGCCGCGCTTCATGTGGATGTAGTCGCCTTCATCGGTATACAAAGCCACTTCGCCATCCTTGACCACGACCCGATAACGCCCATCCTCGCTGGCTACGACGACCGTGTGCTTGCTGTTACCGCCTACAGGAATCGCGATAAATTCAGCACCAGGCAACGGCGCCGAACTGAATCCATAGTGCTGCATCAGCTCCCCTGAAACGGACTCACCCGCAAGCCCTTCCATTTCGATGCCAATCAACGTGCCATGGGTATTACGTGCCGCCGTACCCCGAAACGCCTGGCGTACGTTGCTCATCACCCGACTGACCTGATCGCGCACCAGGCGCGCCATATTGCTCATCATGCCCCCTTGATAATTTCGATTAATGCCGCGTCGGGGTTACCTTTCTTACTCTTGCCCTTGCGCTTTTTGGTGGGGTTGCTGTCCAGCACCCACATCTTGTCTTCGCGCAATCGCAGCTCAGTGATAGGCCCTTCGCCACGGGTCAGGCGCAAGGTGCGGGCCATCAGGAAATACGTTGCGTCGAGCCCATGGGGCTCGCTACGCACGATGATGCGCTGACCTGGACTCCAGACCTCACCGTTATCAGCACGGTGGCCCATGACCACAGCGCGGATCTCGAAACCCTCCAAACGACTATCGGCCAGAAGCTTGCGGGCACGGGTGGTAGCCATGTCCTGGTTCTCGCTGGAGCTGTCGATAATCACCTTCGGCCGGAAGATCCCGCGACGGGCCAGAGTTTCGTCCTGGATGACCGAACGCAGGTGGGCGCGCTTGCTGTCCAGGCCGTCATTGTCGTACTGGCCGTGCTGGCCCAAGACGGTGATCTGGCTGTAGCGATTGGCGATAGAACGCCGCACGCTGAGGCGTTGGATGTTATTGCCGACGCCGTCTTCCCGCATGATCAGCGTGCCGACTGGCGCGGCGTTGTAGTCCGGCCCGCCAATGATCAGTCGGCCATCAGGCTCGACCCACGGCCACAGGCCGTTGGCCTCGGCGACCTGGAGCAATGCCTCCCATGCGCTTTGACCTGGCTCGACCTGCACACGGCGCCTGGTCTTGGCCTGGGCTGCGCGGATTTCTATTTGAGTGATGCCCAGCGGCTTTACGACCTGATCCAAGATCTGCGCCAACGTGGCTTCCCGCATCGAAACGAACGGCGCGGAACAGTCGACCAGGGGCGCCGCACGGTCTCGGCCGGTGATGCGCATAGAGATACCCTGACGGGAGATGTCATGTTCGAACTCGTCGACCTGGCCGGTCAAGACGCGATCCTTACCCAAGGTCAGCGAGCACGGCGCGCCCTCGGCCAGCACACTGGGCAAGCGGGTGGCGTCCTTGGTGTACAGCTCCAGTTCGAAACCATCAGCGGCGGTCAGCAGGTCCGACTCAACTGACCAGCCGTCCCATTCTTCATGCGACAGGCCACCAATGGAAAGGCGTATGGATTCGTCCAGGACGTTACTTGGCGTAGGCACGTAGCACCTCACCGGCTTGAATGTTGTGCGGGGTTTTCAGGTCGGGATTCAGGCGGATCAGCTCGACAGCACGGGTATGGTCGCCATACCAGCGGTGAGCCAAAAGACGTAGGCTCGCCGGGGTTTCAACCACGCGCTCCAGCATTGGCGGACTTTGCAAAATCACCTGACGGGCGCGGGCCTGAATCAATGCGGCGACGTTGCGTAAAGCCTCAATGATCGGCCGGGCGGTTTCCACGTCGTATAGGTGACGTTGCAGCAAGATGGACGACTGCACCAGGGAGCGCACCAGGTTAACCAGGCCCTCCAACTCCAGCGGGCTCAAGGTCGGCGTGTCGGCTTCGTCCTCGATGACGGTAGCTACCGCCTGGGCGTGGGCCAACGCCAGTTCGGTGATGACCAGGACAACCAGGGCGAAACCGTTAGCGATCACCGGATCGTCTGGCATTCCATCGGGCAGCAGCACCAGGACGTTACCCGGAATAGTCGGTGCGCCCTCAGTCAGCGGGCCGACGGTAGGCGCCACGCCCTGGCGCGCACCGATCAAAAAGCCCGCCCCTGCACGCGCCGCATCCGCTGTCAGGCTGGCATTGCCTGGCAAGGCTGCGGGCACGCCGGTACGAGCGAGTAGCGCCGTCGACGAACTGGGCGTGCTGCCTTGGATGGCGCTTCGAATCTCAGAGGGCGTGCGCATCAGGTCGACCAAGGGATCAAACGCCCCTGACGGTCGCTTAGCCATCGACCCAACGCCGGACACCACGCCGAGGATCTGCGAGCGCAGTTGTTGCAGGCGCAGGCCAATACCCGGCAGGCCCAAGGCCTTTTCGAGCAGGCCGACCCAGCCCCCGCCTATCCACGATTGAATCTCGCTGACCAGGGAGTCAATGCGGCCGAACAGATCAAAGATGCCGTCCTGCCAGGTGTATTCATCTTCCAGCCCCAATACGCCGATATCGACGAACTCAAACTGCCGCTCAAAGAAAGGTGCGTCGGGCGTGTCCTCCACAAACACGACGCTGATCTCGGCATAGTCCGGCCGCTCGGCGTGGTGCTTGGCCTCGCCGGTACTACTGACGACATTCATGCTGCCGTAGATCGGGTGGATCAGTTCGCCTGTACCTGGTGTATTCAGGGTACGGAGAATGTTCTGGAGTTCGATTTCATAGTTGACGCCGAACACCACCACTTGCATGGGAATGCGTCGGGCGCCACGGCCCAGGTCTTTGACCCGGTCGCCATCCTTGAAAGGCGTTCCATGCTCAGACAAAGCGCGCTGCCATTGCAGGCTTTCGCTTTCGACCTGGAGCGGGACGCCACGGAAAGAAGCATCCAGCAAGTTCTCTGCCCAGCTCATCCGCCGCGCCTCATTTGAATGTCAGTTCGGCGTTCGACCTCGGCCTGGATCATCCGCGAGTCAGTACGCACTTCGATTACCAGGGGCTGGGCGAGCAACGAACGGAGGCGATCCTCAGCGGCTTGCGCGGCAGGATTGGCACCGATTGCACCTGGTGCGGGAGTGTTGCCCGCAATGCCAGGAAAACCCGGAGTGGTGGCCGCTGATAGTGGATTAGCCAGGCGCTGTGCCTGGGAAGCTAACCAGGTCGATGGCTGCGCTGTTCCAGATTGCGACATCATGTCCCGCAGGCGTTGTTGTGCGGTGAAGGTGTCGGCACCCGCAGCCAGGGCGCGATTGGAGATGCCCTGCGCCCAGGTATTTGCGCCATCGATAGGCAGGCCCGCAGCCGTAAGGCCGGTTTCATGGTGCGCCAGGCGCTGCGCCTCGGTGGACAGCCAATCAGATGACTGGTCGGGGTTCTTGTCGGCCAGGGCCATGCGATTACGGTAGAAGGATGTTTGGTAAGTACGCTGATCGTCGTCGAGCAGTTTGCTGCGTTGAGCATCACGCAGCCTGCCTGCATCAGTACTTGCGCTGTCCCCACCTAATTGAGTTGCACTAGCACCGAGTGCCAACGGAGCCAACCACGGCGCGATAAATCCGCCCGGCTTACCCTTGGCCTTGTCCGGGCCAGAACCATTTGGCAGATCTGGCCCGCCACCACTAAGAACGGCACCACCAGGCCAATTGGTGACGAACACTGATGTCACGCCTGTTGCCTCTTCCAGCACCTTGCCCACGGCGATGTTCTTCAAAGTCTCAGGGCCGCCCATGAACTTGTTGATCAATGCACCTGCGCCAGATTTGGCTCCGCGAGCGGCATAGTAACCACCGACACCGAGAGCAGCGCCACCGGCCAGCATCTGCGTGCCCGACAAGTTCAGGTCGTCCAACAAGTAAGAGCCCATATCGGCAAGGCCTTTATTCAACGGAGTTGCCATACGGTCCATGGCCTCAGCCAGTGTTGCCTTCATGCGTGCGGCAGTACCACTTGTGCTTTCGGTGTTTTCTTTCAAGTCTTTGCTGTAAATAGGTTCAGCATTACCCAGCGTTTTAGCACCCGACTTTAAGTCATTCAGCCGGTCGCCAGTTAGCATGCTGCGCCAGCCACGCACGGTGTCCTGGTCCATGCCCTTGAAAACAATGCCCATGAACTTGGCGCGCTGCTCATCATTTTTCATTGCTTCATACTTACGCTTTATTTCGCTGAAAATTTCTTCCGGGTTACGTGAGCTTTTATCTTTATTGAAAAATTTGACGCCAGTTTGCTTGGTAACTTGCTCTCTATACTCTTTAGTGCTGAATACGCGCAGCGTCGACTCAGCTAGCGTGCCAAGTCTTTCGGGCTGTAACTCCACCTTGGATAAAGATTCGGTGAATGCTAATGCTTGCTCAATCGACATGCCCGCAGCCGCTGCGGCGCCACCGATTTTTGGAAACAGGCCAGACAAGTTTTCAAGCTCAGCATTACCAAGCCTTCCCGCAACTGTCATTTTTTGCAGAAGATCAAGCGCGGCACCTTCTTTATTCAAGTCAATGTTAAATGCAGCAGACGCAGCAACAACTGCGTCGCCTAAAACTGCTGGGTTAGCACCAGTAATAGCATTAGCTTGGCCAATCGCATCGCCAGTCTTTTTTGCTGCATCGTACTTCACGCCAGATGCGATCAATGTATTGAATCCGGTATCTACGTCTTCTCGACTGGCCCCGTAAGTTTTAGCGATGCGCCAGCCCTCGGTATGCCATTCTTCCTTTTGTTCGTTGGTCATCCCCGCAGTTTGTTTTGTGCGGATCAATACACGCTCCAAATTGGCATTGGATTTCAGTCCAGCAATGACCCCAACGCCGACGCCAAGCCCCGCAAGCTGACCTTGCATACTGCCGCCCAGGCCCTTGATGCGATCAACCTCCTGACGTACCCCCATAGCGATGGTTTTCAAGGTCCGAAGACTGCGGCCGCTGTTTTGAGCCATGCGTCGGAACGACGCTTCTGTCTTGTCGACGCTCTGACGCAAGGGCTGCACGCCTTGTCGGTCGGTACTCACCAATTCAGTTTTCGCGTCACGCGCTGCCTTGCGAGCGGCGGTGGCCATCTCCTTAAGTTCGACAGAAGTCTTGCTGACCTCGATGCGAGTGCTGGAACCGGCAACGGCGGTTTCGCGCATGGCTGCACGAATGGTTTTATAGCTGTTGGCCCCGACCTGGCCGACCTTGGTGATGGCAGAGGAAGCCTTCCAGCTTTCATCAGCCAAGGACTTAGCGCCTTCTTTACCCGCTTTGCGCAGGTCGCGGTTGATCTGCTCGATCTCGCGCCGACTGTTACCTGCATGGGCTTGGAAACGAAGCGCGACGCGCAGATCGGACATGGATAACTCCTGGAGACGGACTTACAGGGACAAGAAAGGCCCGGTGTCGAGCCTGTCATCTGGGTTTAGGCAACGCCTTGCGCTGGCGCTGACTGACATAGCGTGTGCCTTTGACCTTGCCAATGATCAGATCAATACGAGCATCGATCTCGGCCCTGGTCATCTGGCGCAGCTCTTCTAGCCGGTAGCCGTGCCGGACGAAGGCGTGTTCGATTCGTCGCCAGTCAGCGTTGCCGCGCTCAGCGGCGCGAGCTTTTTTTCCAGTTCAGCATCGGCGTCGGCGATGATGGCCAAGTCGCTTTCCAGCAATGACTCGCGGAGCAATTCAGTGGTCAAGTTCTCGGCTGGAATGTCCCCAATCGAAAGCAATTGGCGACGGAAAACTTCAATGGTTGTGAGATGCCACGGCGCACCTGGATACGTCTCATGGGCACCGATCAAATCACCCGCTACGGGAGCGCGCAGAGTGAAGCGCTTATGCCGTGTTCCTGCGAAGTAAACACCGACGGCCAGGTCGCGGGTGATGGTTAAACCGTCCCACTTTTTATCCACTTGTTCGGTCATAACGTTATTCCGTGTAGTAGTTGAGAGCAGCGATGGTCAGGTCACGGGTGGCTTCACCCTCTACCTGGTATTTGCTGCCCATTTCCATCAGGGAACAGCCCGTCCAGGTCTGACGCTTGCTTCCACCGTCCTGCGGATAGATGGTCAGCTTGGCGTCCATCAGGGCACGCCAATCCGGCTCACCGGTTTTCGGAATGGGTACCGAGATTTTCAGCTCGTGTTCCTCAATGCCATTTGCCGTGCCCAAAGGTCGGCCGGTACGGTTCATGGTCTTGACCACCTTGCGACCGGTTTTGAGACTCGGCTCAACGCTGGTCACCTCATAGTCAGTGCCGTTGATCTCCAGGACAATCTGCCCTACATAGCTATCAGCCATCTAAAATCACCTCTTACAGGAGCAGGTCAATACGACCGGCGAACACGTGTAGGCCGTTGACAACATCGGCCGGAATGGAACTGTTAAGGCGGTTTGCGTCCTGGGTAGAACGCTCGACCACCAGCCCGGCCGCGTTGGCCTCGACCTCTTCGACGATCTCCAGCTCCTGCGCCTTGAGCAGCACGTCCAGCAGCTCGCCGCGTACCGCCGCAGGGGTTTTCTTCGAAAGTTTGGAGCGCGGGAAGCGCAGGCGAATACGGTCACGGCACGCCATGCGGATGTAATACAGGGTGCGAATGGTGGTCAGGTCAAGCAGCGAAACGTCTGTGGCGCCCGCAGCAGACTTGGTATATGTGGTCACGGCACGGACGATCTGAATGACATCGCCCGCCGCGACTTCCAGCGGCGTGACACCGTTAGCCAGAGCGGTTTCCTGCTCGGTACGGCCGAGACGCTGAGTGATGGGCGGCACTTTGATCCCGGCTAGTACTAGGGTGTTCAGCGGCCGCGCCGGATCTTCTTCCGAGGCAATCATCGCGGCATAGGCCGCGGCCACCTGGTGCGGTTTCGATGCAGTGCCTGGCAACACCGCCAGACTGATCGCGCCGGAGTTCAGCGACGTCGCCAAGGTGGTGGCGGCGGACAGCGTGCTGGTCAAAGCCGCAACGCCGATAATGCCTTGCTGCTCCATCGAGTTGGTGTAGACCTTGATGTGCTCGCGCAACGAGGTCAGTGCCGTACTGCTGTTCCAGGCCGGGACCAGGATGGTAAATCCGCCAAGCGCAGTCGCGTCCAGTGCAGCTTTGATGTCCGGTTCTACATCGCCCTCAACGACCACGCCCACGGCCGACACGGCGGCGTAGCGATAAGCCGTGATAAAGGCGTCGGCCATTTCCCCAGCGATGATGCTGCCGAACAAGGCTTTAGCCTCCGGTGCGCTATAGAACGGCGTCGGCACGTTGGCCTCAACGGTTGCCCCTTCGCCCAGGGGAACGATGAAACACACGCTCTGTTTGTTGGTCGGCAGGTTCCGTTGTGCCAGGCTGGTGTTGAACTCCATGTAAACACCAGGTTTACGGATAGACGCCGGGATCGTGTCGAATTCGATGCTCATTCAGTGGATTCCTGTGCGGGTTGTTTGGCACTGGCACGCGGTTTCTTCACGGTCAGCAGCTCCTGCGCCGCCACACGGCGCCGGTAGTAAGAGGTGTCCGGCACGTCGACTGCCTCGGCCTCTTCGATGTACGTGTACGGATCGTTTTCCGTGGGCACCCGATGACCAGGTGCAGCTATAACGTGCATTACACGTCCCTCAGTTCGATGTTATCGGTGGCCACCGGCTCGGGGTTATCCGACGGGGTGTGGTATTCCATGGTGATGCCCAGGAAGTCAGGCAACGCCTCTTTCGGTTTCTCCCAGTCCAGTTCGATGACGAACGATTGCCCCAGGACTGAGAGGTGGTCGCTTGCCAACTTTCCGTTGACCAGGTTGGAAAGTTCAGTTGGTCTGATAGCGGCACGATCAACCCACGGTTGCCAGTCAACCAGTTGGTGCATGCAGGCCTCCCACAACGCGTATGTGCCAATGTCAGTGGGCGTTGTTCCGCGCCGAGTTTCCCTTTCGCCGCGTGGATGACGCGCAGCAATGACCAGTCTGAACGTGATCGGTAAGGTGTAACGGGTGGTGCTTTTCCGGGTGAACGTCACCTTGGGCACCATCAGCAAGATCGCCGGACAACGCTTGAGCAGGCCCGACAATAGATCAGGGTCGCTCAGTTCGCCGCCGTAGCTGGCGACTGTCAGGCGCGGGAGCTTCACGCTCAACTCCCTGAGCCGTGCCTCGATCAAGTCCTCCAGCTCGCCCAGCATTACAAGTTCCTCAACGTGGTACGGGTCATCAGCCGAGGCTGGTGGCTGATCTGAAGACCAGACTGCCCACCATCCGAGGCGCCACGCTCCTTGTCTTCCTTGGCCAAGGTTTCCAGGCGCTTGATTACGTCCTTGTAAAGCACCCGCACAGTCGAATCTTCCTTTCCGGCATCGTCGTACAGGTGGTAGCGGGCGATCTCGGCCAGGTCATCCGTGACCCATGCGGGAGCATCCTCTCCAGCCGCACGGAACCGTAGGTAAAACGAAACTTCGCTACGCGCCCGAGTGACCGCGTCAGCGATCCTGGCCAACGCCATGACCGCGATGGCCACTTCTTCCGCAGGCCAGTCATCCAACGGCTTGCCAGCGGCAGCGGCTACCAGCAGCTCAGGCTCGATGACTCGGTCGGTGTCCGCGACTGCAATCTGGGTGATGTCACGAGGGCCAAAGCGGACCAGGAGCTGACTGGCGGACGGCAGCGAGAGGTTCATTTATCCGCTGCCTTTTTCGGCTTTGCTGGTGCCTTCGTCGCCGTTACTTTGGCCGTCTCCCGCAGTACATCCTCCGCAATCGCTTCATCCCAAAGCGTTTCGGTCTCTGCGTTCGGTTTGGCCGCTTCCCGTTGCTCGGCTTCCAGGATCACCGACTGCCCATAGAGAGGCTGAGACTGCCAAGGCACACAGGGGATAGG